GGCACTTTGCGGTAGTGGTTCGGAATTCTCAATAGAGAATCCAAATAACTTTGACGACATAATGATTTATGGTTTAGTCCTTTCAATGTATTTATGAAAGGACTAAACCTAAGATATCAAGTCTCTTCTTCTGTTGGTTCGGATAATTGTCCTCTATTCCAAGAATTGACTTGGAATTCTACAGTAAACTCTTCAATCTGATCGCCATTGTCATAAGACAAGTCAATCTGAGAAACATTAGTTGGGAAAATATCAATGAAGTTATACTGTGCAAGTACAGCATTATTTTGACCGGAATTATCACGACTTGATAATTCTTTACCTCTACCAAGTTGGTAAACGGTAGCACCTGTCATGTAAGCATCTGGATCAGTAGCGCCCATATTATTAGAAAGTCTTGCCATCGATTCAACCCATCCCTCAAATGCATATCTGAGAACAAAGTTTTCATCATTAATAACTGTTACTGTCCATGTATCGACAGTTCTGTCACCAGCAACTTTAAAAATACGTCCTCTGAAAGGGACATCAATTTGTGCAATATTGGAAGCAGGAAGTGCTGCCGACTTACACAGGAACCGGAACCTATCAGCAGCGTTATTATCCCATCCCGAGGCAGCATCGGGGAATGTAGTTAACTCAACCTCAAACAGATTGGGGCGAGCGCCGCCACCAACAAGTCTGGATTTGAATGCTGAAAGTGATTTGTTTTCTCTTGTAGCCATTGTTTTACTCTCCTTTAGGTATTTATGATAAGGTTAAATCAAACTCTACCTGCTACTTCTTCAAAACTGACGCCCGTGCGTGTGGCAACGAATGTCAAAGTAACATAATTAATGGACTTGGCAGGTTTCAGATAGATATCTGCTCTAAACTCATTGTTATCAATGATGTCAGGAGTGTTGTTGGTCTCATCACAAATAACGAGGAATCCAAAGAGACCTCTCTTCGCTTCAACATCACGGAGATAAGGTTCAACAATGTTTCTAAAGTTTGCTCTTGTCAACTCATCGTTGAGTTCAAAGAGTTGTGCGTTCGCTGCACTCTCAAGTGCTTGCTCGATAGTAAGGAACAAACGGCGAACGTTAATTCTATCAAATGCAGATGCATAAGACAACGCTGTTTTATCTCCAAAGAGATATGTTCCTGTTCCAGACTGAGTTACAAAAGAGTTAATTCTGCTAGGATACAGTTTATCTCTCTGTGCCTTGGATGGATTGTATGCAAGTTTGATTGCATTATTCAATGTACCTCTTGCCTGACCTGCAGGTGAGAACCACGGGAATGCAACAATGTTAGTACGAGTCATCATGCCAGCAACGTCAGCGTTGCAAGGTACATAACGGAACTTGTTATTGAAGCGATCATACTGATACTTATAACCACTATCAAACACAGCATATGACGAAGAAGTCAGAGGACTAAAGTATTCAATTAGGTTATTAGTCTGAGTTGTTGTATTAGATTGACCAACTAGGTCTGCTCTATGAGGACCGATCAGTGCCATGCAATCCTTTCTTGATTCTGCAAGAGAAATCAGATAGTTTGCTTTTGCCTGAGATTCTGCTTTTTCAGTACATCCAGGACCCATGATTAGATAATCAACTTCTACTTCATCCTTATTAGATAAGTATGAGTATGCAGTTTGAATACTTGCAAGAGTTGCTTTGAACTCATCGGTTGCTCCAGTGACTCCGTAGTTCTTACCACCAGAGAAGGTATAAGAAACATTACCAACTGCGGAGAACGTTACCCCTTGTGCTGCCTGTCCCCAAGTGCCGCTACCGGTAGTAATTGGAGTATAAGAAGCAGATGGAACACCAGTGTAAGCAGTAAAACCAGTTGCAACTGGAGTTGTGCCATGAACAGCATCTGCTGCTGCTGATGGACTCTCACCTGCAAATACGTTAGCAGAGAAATCAGCAATATAATCCTTGTAGTAAACTTTCAGCGGAGAGTTAACTGCAGAAATTGTATCTGTTGCTTTAGAAAGACTAATGTGCTTCTCAAGGATATTACCTTGAATTCCTGTTACAGAACCTTTATCATCAACAACAACGACGTGAATACCATCGTTATAACCATTTCTTGTGGTTACAAAGTTGTTTGCAGTAGGTCTTGGAGCAATAGACTTCCAGAAAACTGTGGAGTTAGTAAGTCCAAGAGTTTGTTGGTCATACCAGTCAACAGCAGTAGCGACTGCGACAGCAGAAGATGCAGAAGAACCAGTGTTAGTACCATTACTTGCAACAAACACCAGAGTATCTGCGGTGTCAAATGAAGCGTATTGTGTTCCTTCTTGGTATGCAATCTTAGTTTCTGTTGCACCACCACCAACTGTTTCTACACGAGAAACAATTTTAACATCAATTGTACTAGCACCTGCGGTTGAGGTCGTAAAACCTGTAATAATTCCTTTGAGGTAACCAGTGAAAGAACTAGTAGAACCTTGACCAGGAACTGTTGCACCAGCAATTGCAGCGGTAACACCAGCACCAACCGAAACGCCCATAGCGCCAAGGTCTGTTGTGGTGATTCCGATTGTCTGGTCTGCAAAATCATCGATGACACAAACTTTCAGGTCATCCGCCCAAGTACCAGGGTTTCTAGCAGCCCAAGTAAAGTCTGTTGCTGTATCGTGGTTCTCTGAATAGTCGTCGTAGTTCTCAATTAAGAGAGTAGTTGTAGCAGCAATACCAACACCTGCATTCGCATTGTTAAGTGTGGTTCCAGATGCTCTTACTACCTTCAGAACGCCACCGTAAGAGAGGTATGAGGAAGCAGACATCCAGTACTCATACTGGTTACCACTTGCTTGTGGCTTACCGAATACATCGATAAGTGCTTGCTCATTGTCAACCTGAATGGGTTCATTCACTGGACCGATCGCGAAAGGACCCGCAATTGCTCCAATATTATCTAAAACATTATCAACTCTACCCTTGGTTAAATCAACTTCTCTGACGAGTACGCCTGGAGATAATTGAGGAGTCGCCATTTTTTTCTCCG